CCTTCAGCAAAGTGCAAAGCGCCGCCTCGCGCCATACCGCCAGCACTAGAGGGGCCGAACCCGCCATCTGAGTCCGCGCCAGAGAAACCATCCCCGCTACTGGGTCCGCCTATGCCAGCATCTCCGCTAGAATCTATACTTGGGTTCGCAACACCTGCGTTTGCTTGGGCTTGGGCTGCTTCGCCGTGAACAGTGGTGTCGGTAACTCCGAAAAATGCCAGTGCATCAGATAGATTGACTGCTCCTTGCTCCGAAGCAGTCAAGCCGTTTGCGTTCGTCGCATCGGGGTCAGTCCCAAAGTCAGACTCGCCGCCACTTCTGTCAATCGGAGGGACCGCACTTTTTGGTGACGCTTCTTCTAATAGCTCTTCTACTGTTTTTGTGTACGTCTGGGTTTTGGGGTCGTACGTGTACTTTGGCGTAGAGGACTTACTGTCTTCGCTACGGTCTTTTAGCCCGATAGGCGCTACCGCACCCGTTGGGGCTCCGACATCGCCCCCATTGGCTAAGGTAGCAATGCCGCCTCGCGCCATACCGCCAACGTTTACTTCCCTGCGGTCACTGTAGCTGGGACGGAAAGACATTAATTCGCCGTAAGGGTTCTCGCTACGTTGGGCCGCAAGGTCTTCTTTAGATGCGCGGTTTGGGCTGTAATCATATTCAAAGCGTACGTTGTCGACTTCGCGTTGCTGTTGCTTAGGTGGCTCCAACAAAGGTCCAGAGGCGGCAGCACCTGCGTACTTAGCCAAGTCTCCACCAGAACCACCGTAGCTTTGCATAAACGCGCTGGGAGACGTAAACGCCTGCTGCAGACCCGTGCCCATATTGCTTAAATTGGCACCAAACGTATTGCCCGCCGCGGCACTAGTCTGTTGCGCTAAAAGATTAGTACCTGCATCTTTGGCAGCTATTTGCGCTGCTTTCCGTGTGGCTGTATTGTTGGCGGCTGCTGCAACTTGTTGTTCGGCTTGTTGTTTGGCTTGTTCAGCAGCGGCGGTTGTCATGGCCTCGCTACCAGCAGTTGCGCCCGCACCCATTAGGCTCGTACCAAGACCCGCACCGCCGTAAGCGCCAAGACCCGCCATGATGCCCTTTTCAAGACTGCCCGTACGCGCATACTGCAGCGCGCCCAAACCTGCGCCAATCATCAGCGATGAACCCCCCGTAGCCGCAGCTAGACCCGCCCCTAGAAGTGTAGGCAGGAGTGAGTCCAAGAACCCCGCTTCTGGTAATCCCGTACTAGGGTTAACACTTAGTGACCCGCCATGAGCTTTAGCCAGTGCATGCAGCCCCTGAACTTCATTTGGAGTCATATGGACAAGCTGCGTGTCCTTTCCCCTTCCTTGAGACTGGACAGCTTGCGCAATTGGGTGTAGGTTGTTCATAGTGTTATTTTAGTATGTCAAAGTACAAATGGGAAGCGGGGGTTATCCAACTTTCCAGTTAGTCCCATCAGAGTACACAGGGACGGTCACAGCCCCACTACCCGCAACGGTAGCGCCAAACGTAGGACTCGCTGCGTCGGACACAAAAGACCTAGACCCAGCGCCAGAAGTAGCCGCACTAGGTAGCGTTGCGACCGTAAATACCGTTGTCGGCGGAACCACTGTAGAGGTTGTGTCTAGCTGCCCCAGAACGTTGTCTAGCTGATTAAAGTACAGGCGCAGGATGTTGTTAAATTGATCCTGATACTGACGCTCATACGCTTCTGTGGCCGCTGGCAGGCGCGGAGCGACTATCCTGTTTACAGCAAACTCCGAAGTAACGATGTTAGCCATTACCGACGACCATCCGGACGGATGTCAATACGTGGAGCTCCTAGCTGCCAAGTCGTACCTAGAGCGGTAGACTCAATCTTCATCGCAATCTGGCGCCCGCGCACCCGGGTGTTTATCTGCCCCGTAAACTGCTCAATAGGGAGGGTGGTTATACGGGATACAGTGGCGTTGTTGGTTCCCCCAACAGAGGACGGGCTGTTGTAGCCCGAGCCAGAGTTCTGCAGAGGCAGCAAAGAGAAGTTAACCACTGGAGAGTCAGACGTAGAGCCACGGAAAGTCAAATCTGGGAGCAAACGCCAGATAAAACCGAAGTTGTGCCCATCGTCAATATCAAACTCAGAGGACGTAACGTAGGCCTCGATAGGCTGCAGCGTGCCTGTCTCGCCGTCGTCTACGCCGGTTTCTTGAGAAGTTAAGTAGCTGTTTGGTGTAGCAGCAATTGGAACCGCGTTCAGGCCGCTATCCAGCCATGCTGTGCGCGACATCGTGCCGTAGTACCAAGCATCTTCCACGTAGTTGTAGACCACATAGCGGTTAGGGTAGTCTTCCCCAATAGAGCAGTAGAACCACCACACCTCGTTAAACGCCTCGACCGTACTGGCAAATACCTGCCCCGCCTGCGACCGCTCCAACGTCAAATTGGGGTCAGAGTTTTGGAAGATAAACTGGCGCAGGTCACAGCGCAGTGTTTGTACACGACCGTCGTATTTGTAGAACTTGTCCGTGCCCATCCAGTAGGTGACGTTGTTGGCAGTTGCCTTGGCATTGGGGGAGATGATGGAGATGTTCTCACCAAGGGTTTGCGCACCCCACACAAAGGGAGGGCCAAGGTACTGCAAAGAATACAGCGCCGCATCGGTCCAAACCAGTATCTCTTGACGGGTCTGACTGGCCGTAATGATGCTTGAGCCAATAGACAATCGCAAGTCACCTGCTTGGTTTGTAATCGCTGGCGTCCAGTTGGTTGGGTCTTCTTGGTCTGACCAGCGTATCAGCATGGGGTCAATTGCGGACTCCCCCAAAATGTTCACACCGAAACACAGCACAAAGCGCGACACATCTGACACGATGAGGTTGTTTTGCAGGGTAGGCACGTCTGAGCCAGTCAGCACCACGCCGCGGGTGCCAACGCCGTTGCTTGCATCCCAGTAGTAAATGCCGCCGCCACGAGGGCCGTAGATTAAGTCTTCACCAAAGTTTTGGTGGTTCCAAATGCGTATCGCCTCAATAATCGAAGCCGTGCCGTTACCCCACGTACCAAACCCATAAGGCCCTGCAGCCCAGCCAGTAAGTGGTTGCTCAATCGCAGCGCCAACGGTTAGCTGGTACGCACCCACAACAGAAGAGCCGCCGTTTCCTGTGTCCGAGGCGTTAGCCGTGGTAGATAGCGTTACCGTGTAGTTGTCGTCGTCAATGAGGCTTACGACTTCATACTCTGCATTTAGTATCGTGTCGGTTATAACGCCGCCAAGGCCTGCAGCCCCACTAAAGGTAACGAAATCCCCAACACCCGCGCCGTTGCCTACGTCAGTTACCGTAAGGGTAGTAGAGCCCGTAGTGGCTGCAAAGGTTACATCTCCCACACCGCTTGTTCTTCGTATGGGCGTGATGTCGTAGAAAATTGTGCCCAGCTCTAGGTAGTACTTGATGTTCGTGCCGACCCCCAACAGGGTCTGGTTACTTAGCGTCACCCACTTAAGTAGCGAGCGGCAGATACCTAAAAACCGGTTTGTGTTGTACTGCACCCATCCGCCCACCTTTTCTGGTGTGCCTTGTCGGAACCTAATTTTGTCGCAGTCATACCACCCGCCCTCATTGGTGTAGCGGGTATTTTCGCGGTTAACACCGGGCTTGAGTAGTATTTTCTTTAAGGGCATGGTGCTCTCTTATGCAACAAGTCCGGATAAGTATACCGTTTTACCGTCTTTTTTGGTAGCGGTAAGCGCCTGCTTCTTGTTGTCCCCGGGGTTGTAGCTGACATGCACCCATCCCGAATCCGGGATGCCGGGGGTATAAAACTCAAGAATTACCTGCCGAAAGCTCAAGTTGTCCACGATCCACTGGGCCAGCTCTGCGTTCGGTACGCCGGGAATTTCTATATCTGCAGCCATGCCCCGGCAATGATCTGATGTTTTGGAGCCACCGACTTTGGTGTTTACCTCAACACTGCGAAAACCTGAATTGACTTTAACCGCCATACCAAAGCGCTCGCGCACGGGCTGCAGCACGCACTCGCACAGAATAGTCAGGTTCTCTAGCTGGTCGGCATCGGGGGTGTTGTCGATGTCATGGCGTAGGGCGGTTTCGCTTTTGGTCATCTCCGCAAGGGAGAAGTTGGCAGTAAGTTTCATATTGAGTCCGCTGTCTTAGGTTTAATCTTTAAGCATGTGAGCTCAAAAGCGTCAACGCTTAGGTCTGTGGCCAACTTCTGTCTGACCACGTAATTTTTCTGGTCACACTCTCTGGCGGTTACCGTTAAGCCCCCATTGGCAAACCCGCAGGAACTATTAGTAAAACAAATAAACGCAACGGGTATCCAGAGAAACACAGCAATACTCCAAGTTATTTTACAACGGACCTCAACTGTTCACCTTTATCTTTACTCCCCATTGAAGAGCCAAAGTAGTAAGACAGAATCTGCGTCACCGCCGCTGACAGCACGCCTAAAATGTAAATCAGAATATCTTTGGCCTCTGGCTTTACTTCTACAAAGATCAGCACCGCAAACAGCAGGAACGATAAGCCTACAACTCCGAGTGCTAAAGCCGGGGTCACAATTTTGTTAAGAAGAGGCGCATTCGCACTCGCAGCAATAGACACCTCGCGCTCACGAGCGCTGTTTTTATCTTCAAGAATAGCTTTAAATTTGTCGTGTTCGAGTTGTTTAATTTTAGCTTCCGCCTCCGGGTCTTTGTTGATTGCCTTCATCACCGCGTTTACTTCATCTTCGACGCCAAGTTGTTTAGAAAGCGCATTAACTGCCATGCCAGCCAAAGGGCCACCCAGCGCAGTTGCAATACCGGGCGCAAAGCCCTTAACCATCGCGATAAGATCATCCATTTCCACCCCTCGTATATATGGCCCACACTAATACGGCGATAACAATCACGCCGGATAAAACAGAAACCATAATCAAAATACCGTTAATCCACGCCCAGATCATTTGTTTGCGCTTGTATCTAGCTAGTGCTTCAGCCTTGACCGCTGCATCTCGTTTGCGCTTTGCATCAGCTTGAAACTGCAACCAATCGTCCCACAACCCCGCCCGCCCGCAGTAGATCATCAGCTCTTGCAGTTCTTTTTCGTTCTGCTTAATTGTCTCAAGCGCAAAAAATGCCTCTGAGTCTGAGCCTGATTGACCGGCTTTCTTAGCTATCGCAGCTTTGTTATCAAAGAAGCTGAACAAGTGCCGCCCCGCCGCCATAATGTCTCCGCCATTAGCCACAGTTTCTTTAATAACTGCAAAAGCTGCGTTTGCAATAGCTAATTCAGCCAGCACGCTAACTCATCTTAGACAATACTGTCAGCAGCAAAATCATAATTGTCCCGGTAGCCGCTAATAAAATTGTCTCTAAGCGCTTCACCCGCCCGAATAGGTCTTTGAACTGAATGCGAACTTCAGTCTTAATCGCTACGATCTCTTTTTCTAAGTCGTCAATTCGAGTGTGTGCAAAGTCCACGTTGCGTTCCATTTATTACTCCGGCTTAGGGTATTTAGTTTTCACAGCTAAACAAGCGTCGATGTACGCCTGAATCTGTGCTGTGTCGCTTTTTACGATACCGTCTATGTAGTCGTTAATAGAGGGATAGGCTGCTATACGGCTTCTTGCATAAGGCAGAGGAAGCCGCGCATTCATTTCATCGGCCTGCATTTGC